CTGGATATTAATAACTTAAGTAGATAAGATATTGCAAGCGACGAAGTCGCCTACACTTAACACACTTATACTTTATATTATTTTACTTGCTCTCTTTATATACAAACCTACGGGAAATTAATAATGGCAACTAACAGTTACGAATTTCCTGTAGAGGAACTTGTCGATCCAGGCAATCCAGCGACTCCGATGGCGAATGCAATTATAGCTGGCCGAGCAGCGAAGCTGCCTACACGAACCAACTCAACCCTTAATACAGGCACAAACTTGCCAGATACTGAGCAGGCACAGCTAAGTGGTCAAGTTCCTTTTTGGGCAACTGAGGAACCCATAGAAGATATTATTGCTCCCGTACAAGTTGATCCAGTTACAACTGCTCTTGTTGAAAAAGAAGCTCTCCGAGCTGAAGCAGTTGTACTTATTACTAACTTGGCTGATAAACAAAATAAGGAAACCTTAGCTGATATTACGACTAAAGTACTTGAAGGTTATAAACTCGATCTTGCTAGCCGCACAGAATGGGAAGCCCTTAATGTGCAGATCATTGACCTGGCGAAGCTTCTCGTAAAGAAGAAAGTCTACGCTGGTGAAGTCGTTGCCAATGTTAAGTATCCATTAATCATTAATGCTTGCATTCAGTTTGCTGCCCGAGCTTATCCTGAACTTATCAAAGGTAATGAGGTTGTCAAAGGCAAGGTAATAGGAACTGATCCTGACAACACAAAGTTCGACAAAGCCAATCGCATTTCTCAGTTTATGTCTTTCCAGCTTCTGTCCCTAATGGAAGATTGGGAAGAAGGCGTTGATCAACTACTTTTTACATTGCCCGCAATCGGTTGTGTATTCAAGAAGAGTTACTTTGATTCAATTGAGCGGAAGTCAGTATCTCAGATAGTCTTCGCTGATGATTTGGTTGTAAATTACTTTGCCGAATCGCTTGAACGGGCTCCACGAGTTACACACAGAATCTATTTGTACCACAACGAAATCGTTGAAAGAATCAACTCTGGGATTTTTATTAAGTTTGATGTATCCGAGCTTGGACAGGCAACCAGTGATAAGACAGCCGATGTAGATGAAGATACTCCACATTTGTTTCTTGAGCAACATCGTTGGTACGACCTGGATGGGGATGGTTATCAAGAGCCATATGTTGTCACTGTCCATGAACAATCACAGAAGTTAGTTCGCATCTCACCAAGGTTTGCTACGGATGGGATTATTCGCAAGTCTGATGAATCTGGTGTAATTGATCCAGACGGACCGATTGTTAAAATAATTCCTGAACAGTATTTTACTCGCTTTATTTTCATGCCAGCCATTGATGGTGGCTTTTATGGTATGGGGTTTGGCTCACTTTTGATGAGCAGCAACTCAGCCATAAACACAGTTATTAATCAGTTGCTTGATGCAGGGACACTTTCGAATCGTCAAAGCGGATTCCTTGGAAGGGGACTTAAACTTGGCCGAGGCAAATCCCTGCAGGTTAAGTCTGGCGAGTGGAAACCAGTCGATGCGACCGGCGACGATCTTCGTAAGAACATCTTCCCCATGCCAGTGCGTGAGCCAAGTAATGTTCTCTTCCAATTGCTCGGCTTGTTAATCGAAAGTGGCAAAGAACTTGCCGGCATGACAGAGATTCTTGCTGGTAATTCACCAGGCGCTAATGTTCCGGCTGAATCTGTTCTCGCATTGATTGAACAGGGGCTGCAAGTCTATAGTGCAATTCACAAAAGGCTTTATCGTAGTCAGTATAAAGAGTTCATAAAGTTACGGCGGCTGAATGCTCTTTATCTTGATCAGATGACTTATAAGGCTGTCCTGGATGATCAGCAGGCAATTGTTCAGGCTGACTTCTCTAGTGCAGACTTTGATGTTGTGCCAGTTAGTGATCCGAACAGTACGACAATGATGCAACGGCTTCTCAAGGCGAAGGCTATGCTAGAGTTGAGAAAGCAAGGCTTGAATGACCAGGAAATCTTGAGGCAATACTTACTTGCGCTGGATATCGAAGATGTTGAAAAGTTCATGCCTCAAGATGATCAGCCTGATCCAAATGAACAACTATCTGTGGAGAAACTCCAGGCTGAGATTGCAGAACTAAGTGCAAAGGTCGCCAAGTTGAATGCAGAAACTCAGAAGATCATGGCAGAAATTCCTGGTAAACAACTTGAGCAAGAGAAGACAATTGCAGACATGGATAATGATGCGATTGACTTAGCCCTTAAGGATAAGCAAATTTCTGGGCAGTTAGAACTTGGACGAAGTCAGCAAAGTTTAGGCAAGGCTCCTGGGGGACTGAAAGAAAGTACGATTGAACGTGAATATAGTTAAGGAGACAATATGGATGAGTTAGGCAAGAAAAAGAAGAGTGCATTTTCTTTCTTACGAGCGATTGGACTTGGTAAAAACAAGAATGATGCTTCTGACAAGAATGTCTTTTATGCTGGAAATGTAACAACTGCTGCAAATAAAAGGAAGAAAGAGTTGGAGAAAGTTAATCAGAATTGAGGAGAACTCAGATGGAAAGATTTATTGGAGTCAAAGAAATTAAAGCACTTAAAATGACTCGTCAAGAATATAATGATTATCGTGGCTGGAAACTTCCTCCATTTAATCCACAAGGAACTTATAGAAAAGTAAATGATCGTACAGCTAAATTTATTGGAGAAGATAAACCACTTAATTGCCAACCATACTTTGCTATGTATAATGCACAGGAAGAATGGATTCCAGGTTGGTTAGCAAGTCAATCTGATATGCTTGATGAAGATTGGTTTATTGTAGAATAACTTAGACTAAGGATATCAAGATGCTAACCAGTGAACAATTCCAAGAGTGGAAAAATCATCCAGTAACGAAAGAACTCTTTGCTGAGATTAAAAAGACTAGGCAGTCCATAGTTGATCAACTTGCCAATGGAAATAGTATTGGTCCAGATGCACAGGCAACGCATGGGTTTACCAACAGAGCAGTTGGCCAAATAAACGGCCTGGATCAGCTTCTTAATATTTCTTTTGAAGGTGATGCTGTAGAGAATGATGTTGACGAAGTAAGTGGTTATTAATAAGAACAATTATTTAAAAGGGTAATAATTATGAGCACAAACATTAGTGATATTAATCAATCCGGTATCTTACCAACTGGTGGACACTTGTTGGTACTTCCTGAAAAGGTTGAAGAAAAGACTAAGGGCGGAATCTATTTGCCTGAAACTATTCGGGAAAAGGAACAGCAGGCTGCCACAGTGGGAACTCTTATTGCTGTTGGACCTACTGCCTGGAAAGACCTTGATGACGGAGTTGCCTGGGCAGCAGTAGGCGATAAGATTAGTTACTCCCGATATGCTGGTGTATCAATGCCAGGCAAAGATGACGAATCTTATGTATTGATTAATGACAATGATGTTCTGGCTCGGTTACTCTTTTAAATAGGTGTTATTATGGCAGAAGAATTTGTGCAAGACATTATTATGGCAGCCGAAGCAACTGATGGTTCTTCTACAGAAGCAACAGACACCAGTAATGAGACTGGCAAATCTGTTGTGGTAGCTAAATCTGGTGATGATCAATCTTCCAATCAAACTAAAACCCCTAATGGTAATGCTGATTCTGATCAAACCAAGATTGCTCCGTCTGTAGAAGAACTTGCTGCACAACTTGGCTGGCGTGCTGATCATGTAGGTGAAGATGCAGTTGATGCGGTCACTTACATTCTGAGGTCAAAAGACATTCAGAAGGCAATGAGTAAGCACAACAAAGATCTAAAGGAAAATCTTAGTGCTGTTCAGGCATCCGTTAATGCTTTGAAAGAACACAATGAGAAAGTTTATCAGACTGAAGTTAAGAAACTAACTGCAGAGATCGAATCCCTTAAGAAGGAACGCAAGTCTGCAATTGAACTTGCTGATGTTGATAAGGTCGAAGAACTGGATGCACAAATCGAAGCAAAGAAAAATGATTTGGCTGCACCAAAAATTAATGATAGTAGTAAGTCTGGTGCTGTTGAAAATCCTGTATATGATGAATGGATTCAGGACAACCAATGGTACTTGGAAGACAACGAGATGGCGCAGTTCGCTGATAGTGTAGCGCAGAATTATGTGGGTGCTCCACTACCGAGGATTTATGCATTAGTACGGCAGAAAGTTCAGGAGGTTTTTCCAGAGAAGTTTGCATCTGTCAAACCTGGAACAGTTGCCAATGTTGCAACGAAGCCCATTGGTCCGGTTTCTCCAGTCGATAAAGGCTCCAACAATAAGGGTGCTTCAACTTCTTTCAGCAAAGCTGATCTGACGCCTGACCAAGTTAGCATAATGAATCAGTTTGTTCGCGGGGGCATTATGACTGAAGAACAATACATTAAAGATATTGCAAGTATGCAAGAGTAATAAGAGGATTATGTTATGACAGAGCAGGCAAATAAAATAGAGAGTGTTAAAAGCGAGCAACCGCGTAAGAGAATACCGTTAGGATCAAGGAATATCTTGACTGCACCGAAGAAGTCCGGTTTCGTGCGCCGGTTTGTTAATGACACTGGAGATCGCATTCAGATGTTCAAAGACGCTGGATGGAACGCTGTTGATGATGGCTCACCTGTTGGAGACTCGAAGATTGGCAGACCGACTCAAATTGGTAGTGCCACCAATCCTAGTGTGGGTAACAATCAAAGGGCTGTTCTAATGGAGATCCCAGAAGAGATTTATGAGGCAGACCGAGCCGAATCACAAGCCAAGATTAGTGAGGTAGAAAACCAAATTAAGCGGAACTCTCGTGGCGAGGGTAGAGATGGCTTGTCTGGAAGTGTGACTATTTCGTAAAATTTAAATTTTTGTTGAGGTAAAAATATGGCTAATCTTGATACTCCTTCCGGCTTTAAGCCGGTTAAGCATTTGAACGGGTCTCCCTGGAACGGTCAGGCAAATGTTTATTACATTCCCAGTACTGATAATACTGCAACTTTTATTGGAGATGCAGTTAAAAGTGCTGGATCTGCAGATGCTACTGGAAAGTATCCTACGGTCGCCCAAGCTACTGCTGGTGCTGCAGTACGAGGTGTTGTAATTGCTTTTGGTGATAATCCTTATGTAATGACTCATCCTGATACTCCTAACCGCTCCTATCGGCCTGCTGCTACTGCAATGTACTGTCTGGTAGTTGATGATCCTCAGGTTATTTTTGAGGTTCAGGAAGATAGTGATGGTGCTGCTTTGGCCGCTACTGAAGTAGGTCTTTCGACTAACTTTATAGTTGGGTCTGGATCTACGACTACTGGCAAGTCTGCTATGGAACTCGATTCCAGTGATACTGCAACTGATGGTGCTGGTAATTGTAGACTTTTGCGGTTGGCTAATCGAGAAGATAATGAACTTGGAAATTATGCCAAGTGGGAAATTCTTTTCGGCGAGCATGAGCTTGGACTTACTATTTCAACTGATGTTTAATTAGTTGCTTATTAACTTTGGCTATTTAATCATCATTTAAAGGAGCTTACAAATGGGTATTATTACTACTAGTAATTTTGCAAAAGATCTGGTGCCTGGTGTAAAGACTTGGTTCGGCCAGAAATATAAAGAGTATCCGATTGAATATTTGGACATCTTTGAAAAGGGTAACTCTACAAAGGCTTTCGAAGAAGAAGCTGGCGTAACTGGGTTCGGTCTTGCGGCTGTGAAGACTGAAGGTGCAGGGATTGCATATGATGAGCAAGAGCAAGGATTTGTTAGTCGCTATACTCATGTAACGTACGGCCTTGGGTTTATTATTACTCGGGAAATGTATGAAGATGGTATTGCAGTTACGGTTGCGTTGCGTCGTGCAAATGCACTGGCCTTCTCTATCCGACAGACCAAAGAGATTATTGGAGCGAACATTCTTAATCGGGCCTTTACTGCAGCTTATACTATGGGAACTAATTCTGATGGCAAGGAGCTTTGTGCTACTGATCATCCGAACAAGTCTGGTGGAACTTGGAGGAATGAACTTACTACTGCCGCTGATCTTAGTGAAGCTGCTCTTGAGCAAGCTTGCATTGACATTGCTGCATTCACTACTGATCGTGGACTTAAGATCGCGATTATGCCTCAGAAGTTAATCATTCCTACTGCTCTTGAGTTTGATGCTATGCGGATTCTCGAATCTATTGGGCAGTCAGGCAGCGCGAACAATGATATCAATGCAATTCGGGCCTCGAAGAAGTTCCCACAAGGCATCGCTGTGAATCATTACCTGACGGATAGTGATGCATGGTTTATTAAAACCAACTGTCCTGATGGCCTGAAGTATATGGAACGTCGGCCTGATGCGTTTGGGACTGAGAATGACTTTGATACTGAGAATGCAAAGTTCAAAGCAACATTCAGGGGCTCGTTTGGTTGGTCTGATCCGAGGGGAATTTTCGGAAGTCCGGGTGCTGCATAATTGGTGTTCATTAAGTGAACAACCAAACTAGCACGTTCAACTGACCGTTCTTTGTGACGAGCTTAGAACGGTCTTAATAATGTGGGTAAATGAAAGTTAAAATCTTTCAGGCACTTCTTTGAGATAAGAAGAATTGTCCCAGTGGAGGAAATTATGGGCGTAACAAATTTTCCAAACGGCATTACATGTGATACTTCCAGAAATAAATCTATGGCTTCAGGATCGATTGTTCCTGCATCTGGAACTGCTGGATACAATCCTGGCTGTACCTTTACTAAGACTGATGTAGTTCTTGGGCAAGCAGCTCAATGGGTAAATATGGGCACTGCTGCATCGTGCTTGTTTGTTCCTGTTGGTCCGACTTATGGTTATGGTATAAAGATAGCTGATGGTCCAATTGCTTCTGCCGGTGGAGATACTACGGAAGTTATATCTCGACCTAGCATGATTGTATCGACTGACATAGCTATTGTTGGGCATGAAGTAACGGATGATAGTGATCAGATTGTTGCTGCAATTGCAACTGATAATACGATTACTATTACTGGGTCAGCTGATCCATCAACAGCTCATGGATATGATTTTGCAGTATTGAGAAATAGATGTATTCCTGAGTGGGATATTGTAGCTGCTGGAACTCATACTACGGCTGGTGGTGCTGCTGCAGAAGCTATTACAGTTGCTGGTGTTTTAGCTACCGATATGGCTTTTGTTAATTATGGTGCAACAGATGACACTGACGTTATTACTAAAGTTGTATGTACAGCGAATACAATTACTGTAACCTGCTCTGCTGATCCTTCTACTGCACATAGTCTTCACTATGTTGTTATCAGACTTCGCGGGACGTTTAAGCCAAGTCATTATATTGCTTATGCTGGAAAGCATACGACTGTTGGCGGGGCAGCAGCAGAAGCAGTAACAATAACTGGTGCACTTGCAACTGATATTCCAATAGTTATTTATCACACGACTAACGATACGGATAGCATTCTTAAGGTTGTGATGACTGCTAATACCATGACTGTTACTTGCTCGGCAGATCCTAGTACTGCTCACGGATTTAGTTATATGTTGCTTCGAGCATATTAAAAAAGAACTTGTAATAATAAGGGAAACTTTATTATTACAGGTTTTGTGTTAATATGAACTTCTCGTAACAATAATTAATTATATCGGAGAATATTATGAGTATGATTATTCCTAAGCAAACAGCTGCTATGACTGCACGGAAATATTTTCCAGCACATTCGTTGCCAAAAACTGTTGCAGTTGCTGGCGTTCTTGTGGCAGAAACTATTGCAATAAATGTACTTGATGAAGCTGGTGTAGCTTTGGCTCTTTATGATGAGTTTGGCTCAGCAGTAACGATGACCGCTACCTCGCCACCACTGAAGATTGACAGTCCCATCACCCTGCAATTTGTCAAGGGAGTAACCGCTAACGCAGTCGGTGTGCAACTGGTGGATTAATGACTGTCGCTAAGAGTATTTTTAAGCCGATATTTAAGAGTTATTCACGAAAGGGTATTGCTGGCAGCGAAGGTGGCATACCCGGCCTCCTATCTCTCTGGAACGCCAAGACTCCCACCACCTGCCCAGTAGGGCCCCAAATCCAAACTTCAGTAGCAGGCAACCAGCCCGACGCCAACGGTAACATGGTCCCGTGGCCTGTCCTGCATCCTGGCAAAGGGGTGATGGTGCAGCCTGCGTATAGCAACCTGCTGCAGAACTCCAAGTTTGAGGGGGCTGTGAGTGGGTCGCCTGGGACTGCTCCTACGAATTGGTCGTTGGGGATATCAAGCGTTGCCCCCTACACGCTTACTGTGGGTGCAAACGGGTTACAGTACACCGCAACTGCATCTAGGATGTATCATTATCAAAATATCAATGTTACAGCAGGGGCTCCGCTTTCCGCGAGAGTCAAGGCAGTCTGTGATGGAGTCTTAAACCTCAAAAATATATTCAGAATCGGTCTGGCTGGCGGGACACCTGCATACACGGTTGATAACGTATCTGCACTTGATACGGCTGTTCCCTCGGCTGGAGAGCATATAATCAATATCACTGTAACCGGTGGAACCGCGACTGTTGCAAATTTTGTTTTTGGGGCAGGGGCTACGGAGACCGTCACAGGCACAGTAACCATCTCCAACCCCCAACTCGTAGCCTCCCCCTACCAAATGCCCTACGCAGCATCAAGCGCAGGCGCAACCACCTCAGTAACCTCCACAGTAGCCACCAGCAGCAACAACGGGCTGGCGATACCGCTCTCCGCAGCTATGACCGCTGCACTGTCGGGGGGTGCGTTTACTGCTGCTGCATTGTGCTGGATGGGTGCTGAAACCACCAGTGCCGGAGGGGTATCGTTTTTGACCGTTAAAGATACTATAAACGATTTACAATACGCAGTAAATAGCCTTACTTCAGCAAAAATAGTTAGAGCATATGATGGAACCACTGCGGCAAATGTTGACAACATAAATATTCATATCCCCTGGCCCCGTGGAGAAATCCACCTCCGAGTAGTCCAAACCAACGTAGCAAAAACTCAATACAGAGTAGGCTATCGCCGCTACACCTCAGCGATGGTGCCGATAGATGCAAATATAGTCTGGGGCAGTTGGACGAACTATGACGGCAGCATGAACCCCTTGACGCACCTGCGATTCGGCTACGGACTCACAGTGCCTATAGGCTTCTTGCAGACCCAACTGTGGGCGAAATCCGCGAGTGATGCTGAGATACTGCGGATAATGGGGTATGCATTATGAGCGACTACGAATACATCTCGGGATTCTACATCTCGGACGCTCTAGGCTCCACGGTCATCAATGGGGTCAAACCTCTCAACGCCTGGCCAGTATGTGTCGCTGATGGGAAGCAGATAGTCAATTGCATCTGGAAGAAAGGTCAGTGGCCGACCCCGAATGCTGGAGAAATCACAGAGGCAATTGATAGTCTACCCGCTGCTACCTTGGCTGGAGTTGTGGCTAAAATCCTTGGGGAGACTCGGACTGGCATTGCCGACACTCCACAACTTTACGATATGTGGAAGCCGGGGATGGCTGTCAAGGTCGGGCAGATGCTGGTACATAATGTTACCACTGGCACAGGTGATACTCAGGTCAGCGAGCCAAAACTATTCAGAGTAGTTCAGGCTCATACTACTCAGGCAGATTGGCAACCTCAGAATGTACCAGCTCTTTTCGTGGTGGCTGCTCCTGCTGGAGTTATCCCTGATTGGGTACAGCCATTAGGTGCTCATGACGCGTATCAGATTGGCGATAAAGTTCGGTTCAACGGGAAGATTTATGAGAGCAAAATCAATGCTAATGTTTGGAGTCCAATCGCATACGCAGCAGGTTGGAAGGAAATAACGGCATGAACCACATAACCAACACCCTGCTCGTCATCCTCGCTATCGAACTGGCGGCGGTGCTGTGGTTGATTGCTGGGCCGATGTGAATTTAAAGGAGAAACTATGAAAAGACTTTTGCTTATAATTCTACTGCTTGCCCTCGCTCCGACTTTCACCATTGCCGCCCCAGGTTGGCAGCGTAACCTGACTGTCGAGTGGGGCTACGAGCCGCCTGCCGATATGTCACATACTGGGTTCAAGCTCTATCAGGAAGGTGTAGCAGTCTGCACATGGGCCACAGCTATTGTCAGGATCGGCTCGTGCGATGTCGTGCTGGTGAAAAAGTCTACCTCGTTCACGCTGACAGCGACCTTCGCAGACGGGCAGGAGTCTCTGCACTCTGAGTCTTACGTGTTGAATGACTGGGGACCGAAACCGAGAATCATTTCTATCATTCCGAAATGAGCAAGTACGATAAAGATAAGGTTAGCCGGGCAAAGAATGCTTTGAGGGCTTGGATTCCAGAGAACACAGACGGGTTTAATATTAATCATCTCGAAACTGATATTCTTGGACTGATGATTGACTTGCTGCATTTCGCTCGGCAGAAGAAGATGGATACTAAGGAATTGCTTGATCTTGCAGCACTGAATTTGGAACTGGAAATCGGTAAGTAAACTTTACTTTTAGGGGGAAGAGATGAAGAGACTTTTGGGAGTAGCCTTGGCTGTTGGCCTGTTGACAAGCTGTTCATTAAATTACAGTCCGACCGAAATCACATTCAATCAGAATACTGGCGGCGGAAACGGAACCATGAGGACCGATGCCAAAGGGCTTACGACCGCGATAACTCCCACTCAAGATGCCAGTGGATCGGCGGCTACCGAGGGAGCCATGGCCGCTCTTGGAGGCATTAAAGACGCAGTAGCCAACTTCATTCCGGCGGTGACGACCACCGAAACTACTACGACAACTACACCTCTCCAGCCGGTGCCTGCAGCTACACCGACTGCTCCGACCTTCCCTGACGTTACTCCGCCGGCCGTTCCTGCAGAAGAGATCGCTGAGCCTGAAGGCCAGATCGAGGAGGTAGACTGATGTTCCGCCTTATCCTGGGCATTGCTCTGCTCTGGGCAGTGCCGGCCGGCGCGGTGACCATCCCGCAGTCCCTGGATGAGTGTACAGCGCTCTGCGCTCAGTATTTTCCCGGAGAAACTGTAACACCTCCAACTGATCCAGTTATACCATTGCCTGATGGAACAAAAGCATGCACAATGCCTATAACTTTTGAACGGGGTGCTGATCAGAATGGAGGAAAGCCAGCAGTATTGCTTCGTACTCTTCAAGATAGTGCAGTTATTTCTGTGATTGTGAATGGTGAAGTTGCTAGGCGAGGAGTACCTTATAAAGGATGTCCGGTTTATTTACTGGCCAATTCTGATTCACAATATTCTCGTCCACTACAAATTAGTGTTAAAACTTCTGATGGACAGACGTGTACTGCTAAGAGTGGAGCAGCACCTACAAATCCGACAGGAAACTATACTAATAAAGCTGAATATGATTCATATGGAGTTCGTAATGGTGGGCGACAAGCCTGGAGGATTAATAAGCGAGGAGATTCTCTCGGTTCAGGTCCAGTAAAATTTACTTTCTCAAATGGCCTTACATTTGTAGTGAAAGATCCGAATAAGAATTGTCGAGATAGAGAAGATACTTGCAATAGGGATTCTCGTGCAGAGAAAGATGGTTTTCTTTATAAGCCAGGTAATGGATTACCTAATGGCACAGGTGATGCAGACCGAGGTACATCACATGGTGGAATTTATCTTCATGCTCCATATGGAAATAGTAGCAAAAAAGTGTTGATGCAATGGTAATTTGTAAACAGTGTGGATATAAATATACTGGTCCAAGATGTCCGATATGTAATTATCCAAACGAAGACTGTGATTGAAAGTTGTCTTTACTTCCTGGAGGGAGATATGAGGGTGATTTCGGAAGACAGTTTGCAGTTGTTTAAGAAAAATGATGAAGGTTTGCATTTTGTCAAGGATCGATATTGCAAAGAGCCTGGGCCATGCTTTTCATTTGATGATCACGGTAGAGCCGGCGTGAGTTGCGATCGGTTTCGTTACCAACCGACTGGGGTAAAATTATGTATCAAATTATAATCTTATTTTTCTTATTAATTACTTCTGTTGCTTATGCTAAGCCAGCTACAGTTGTAAGTGTTACTGATGGTGATACAATCAAAGTAGTTGACAAGACTGGGCTAACAACTGTACGGCTTTATGGTATTGATTCTCCTGAGAAGAAACAATCATTCGGTCTTGCTGCTAAAGATTTTGTTGAAGTCATGATTAAGGGTAAGGTTGTTGATGTTGCACCTGTTGATGTTAAGCATTATGATCGTTATGGCCGTACAGTAGCTGTTGTAATGATAGGAACGCAATGTGTACAAGAGCAGCTTTTGCTTGCTGGATATGCCTGGGTTTATCCGCAATATTGCCGAAAGTCCTTTTGTCAAGCCTGGGAAAAGCTACAAGGGATTTCTGCTGGTAATAGAGTAGGTTTATGGGCTGGTCCTGCTCCAGTCCAGCCGTGGGTTTGGAGGAAGAAATGAATTTTGTAAAGATTTCATATTGGGGGGCTGATCTTACTATTCCTGATTTTCTTGAATCTCTATGGCCTCATGATTTGCCTCCCGAGGCATGGCCAACATTCTGTGGTGCTGGTCAAGGTTGGGGAGATGCAATAGTGCCTGATAAGATAGGCAAGGTTTATCTCAATCCAGCAGGTCTTTGTCATGATGTTGAGTGGGCTTGTTCAGCCAAAAACCTAAGCGCATTTATGGGAGCGAATGGTAGGTTTTTTCTAAATTGTGTAGAGTTAGTTCTTGCTACTGATCTTGCTGTATGGCCTAAGATTAAGATGTTGACTTCGGTAACTGGGATATATTTGACAGCAGTTAGTACGATGGGAATCTTGTTCTTTTCATGGTTTACTAAGAATCGTAAAGAAGATGTTAATCCATTGGAGAATCCTACTGTGAAAGATCGACTGAAGAGGCTAGCTACAGCGAGGAATAATTATTGGGCAAAAATTCTTGCTTCCAGATTACCTGATAATGAAGATGGTCTTTATAGAGCCGACGAGAAAGGAGAAATGAATGGTTGAGACAAGCGGATTCCTAGCACTTGCCGCTGTGGTCGGAGTTTTAGTGGGATGGGGGCTTTCATTAATCAGTTTGGGAAGTAAAATTCAAAGAGAGAAGGAAGCAATAGCTAGAAATAAGGAACGAGTGGATGAGCAGGACAAAAAGATTGCAGAACTTACTCAAAAACTTGACGACCTTAACATAGCACGAGCTTCTATTTCACAACTTAATTCGGAAATGGGGGCACATGCTAGTGATATCGCTGAACTCAGAGCTGCAATTAAAGATGTTCTTAATCTCTTTAAATTAGCTGATGGTGAACCAAGGTTTATTACTCGTCCAGCTTGTTTGGGAATGCAGCAAAATTGCCATGAACTTTCTACTGAACGAGATATTGCAAGTAAAGTGCGGTTTGGTAATCTGGAGAAATCAATCGCTGATCTAAGAGATGCTCAAGAAAGTAACTTAGCATTACTCATTAACGAAATTCGTAAGGTACAAGCATGATACTTAAAGATGGCAGTGAAACTCAAGATCCTCGTTGTGGCCTTATCTTTCAGCCTGATCCTACTGCTCCAAATCTTCTCACAGTTTCACCGATTGATGAAGGTATTGATTTACGATATCGAGAATTAATTAGCAAATATCGAGTAAAGAAATTCAAAGATCCTTTGCTTAATCAAGGTGATTGGAGTGCTTGTGGTGGATTTGGATTTGCAGCCTTTCTTGAACATGAGCCTGGAATAAGAACTCTTGGAGATGAATGGGCGCTTGAGTTTTATTTCAGGTGTCAAGATAATGATCAGTGGCCAGGCTCTGAACGACCTGGATCGAAGCCAATTAGTTATGGCACATCACTTGCAGCAGTGATGCAGACTGCTAAGCAAGAAGGCTTAATTGAGTCCTATTGTCGAGCAAGAACTGTTGATGAAGTTATTCGTGGCATTGATTATTATGGTTCAGCAATTCTTGGGCTGGAATGGACCGAGGGTATGATGTATCCTCGTGAAGTAGACGGACTAAGTACTCCAGGTGGTGAGGTTGTTGGTGGCCACTGTACGGCTGGAACATTTATTAATTTGCATCAAAACATTATTGGTGGTCCAAACTCATGGCCGGATTGGAACTTGTTGCGTAATGGCTACTGGGTGATGGACCTTGATGATTTTGCAGAAGTATTCATGAAACGCGGTGGTGAGTGTGCGTTTGCCAGGAAGGCAGTAATATGAACATGCAAGTTGATGATAAATTTTATGAGTTTTTGAAACATGTTGAGGGAAGCTATAAACAAGTTTATCTTGATTCAGGTGGTGAACCAACTATTGGTATTGGACATTTATTGACACTTTCTGAGCGTAGATCAGGAAAGATTGTAATTGGTAAATCTATTATAGAATATAGGCACGGATTAACTGCTGAACAAATACTAATTCTTTGCAGACAAGATATTCGAACTGTGGTTAAAGTAGTAAATCGTGGTGTTAAAATAACACTTACACAGAATCAATTTAATGCTTTAGTTAGTTTTACTTTTAATGTAGGTGATGATGGCTTTTTAAATTCTACTTTACTTCGATTACTTAATCAAGGGCAGTATGATAATGTTCCTACTCAATTGCGTCGATGGAAGTATGATAATGGAAAAGTAGTTCAAGGCTTAATTAATCGACGAGAAAAAGAAATTCGATTGTGGTTGTCATAAAGGAGTAAAGTAATGTCATATAAACCTGGTGATTATTTAGTAATCTGTGATCAATGTGGCTTCCAAAGATATGCATCTGAATGTCGGATGACTTGGGATAAATTGTTTGTTTGTGCTGATACTTGTTGGGAAGAAAAACATCCACATTATACTGATCCGAAACCATTAGGTGAAAAGCAAAATGTTCCTGTACATAGGCCAGAACCTGAAGAAAATTTTATAACTGTTCCAATTACACCGGATGATCTTTAAGGAGTTTTATGGCTACTTTTAGTGAATTAAAAGAGAAAGTTGAGCTTCTTATTAATGATGATTCTTTTGAAGATTATTTGGGAGATTTTATTAATCAAGGAGTTTCTGAAATTGCTGGTGGTATGCCTTCGTTATTAGATGGCATTGAGAATCCAATACCTAATATACTTACGCCACCATTGCCTGAATTGTTTACTATAGATACTGTAGAAACCTCAACTACAGTTGCTTATGTAGATATGCCAACTGATTTTCAACGTGACTTACAATTAGTAGTGTCTTCTACTGGAAGTGAAATTGATATCGCACATTCATTTATTGAGTTTGCAGAAACGTACCCATTGCTAAATAAGACTGGTAGGATTTCTGAAGCTATTGAGCATGGAAGAAAGTTATATTATCAAGGTATTCCTGCAAGCGCTGAGACAATAACATTACATTACTATAGAATGCCTGTTGATATGGAAGATGATGATGATGTTCCTGATGGAGTTCCATCACATTTACATGTATCTTTGTTGGTGAATTTTGCTGCCTGGAAAGCTTACGAACATATTGAAGATGGTCTAGAAGGTGAAATACCGAATACTATTAAATTTAAAAATAATTTTCTTGCTGCATTAAGAACATTTGAATTAACACTTCCATTTTATACTCGTGGATTTATGCTTAAATAATTAAATTTTAATTGGAGGTATGCTATGGCATTAGAAGAAGGGAAAAGAGCAAGGTTGAAACAACCAATCGTTGCAGGCATTGTCGTTGATGTGCAATATAATAAGAAGGAGAAATGTCTTGAACATTGTCTCGAATGGACCACGGATGTCAATAACGACGGAGTGTCAGAAACTCATCGTCGATGGTTTCTTGAATCTGAACTGGAAGAGGTAGCATAATGGAAGAAATTAGAGCTGAAATTTCACACGGTATCTCTAACCAGGGCGCAAGCGTTGGTAGAGGTACTCAGACCGTAGAACAGTCAAAGGCTATCGGTCGGTACGGCGTTGAGTGTGTTGGACCGGTTGAAGAATTCCGGGTACGGTACGTTCTTCTTCGAGATAGAATCCTTTCATTCAAGCAGATGAACAAGGTTCGGCGCCTCTTGAAAGGATCGTCTATCCGCAAAATGATGATTGAATTTGCTACGATCCCAATGGAAGTCAAATGGACCGAGGCGTTTGACAACCTTGTCACCACGGCAGGCAAGAACGACATGCTCGACAAGTATCTGGCTGGCTCTACTTACACCGCTGCATGGTATATCGGCTTGATCGGTTCTGCCAGTTACACCACTGGCGCGGCAGTCACCGATACAATGGCTTCGCATGGTGGCTGGGTTGAGGACGTTGAATATTCACAGTCAGCCAGGGTAACAACCGCATGGAGTGCAGCAGCAGCAGGCAGCAAGGCGCTGTCATCGGCCTGTGTCTACTCGATCAACGGCGACGGTACGACGATTAAGGGCTGTTTTTTGAACTCGGTATCTACCAAGTCAGGTACTACCGGCACTCTTTTTTCTGCTGGTCTGTTCACCGGCGGCGACAAGGTTTTGGCTAACGGTGACACGCTGAACGTCAGCTACACCGCCACTCTGACTTAAAGGGGCGATGTGGGGGCTGTTCCTACATACATCAACAAGGGCGCGTTTACCTCTGGTACTGGAGATCTGTCGGTGCCACCCCCTTCATCGTCGTGGCTTAACGATATCCTTGTCCTTTTGGTGGAGTCAGCCAATCAGGATATCGCCACGCCATCGGGGTGGACCCAAGTAGCGAACAGTCCTCAATATACCGGTGATGCAGCCTCAGCAGGAGGTGTCCGTCTCGCCGTTTTCTGGAAGTTGGTTGAAGGGTCGCAGTTCAATGTCGCTGTAGCAGATACTGGCAACCACACTACCGCGCAGATATTCAGCTTTAGGGGGTGCGATCCAACAACCCCAATTCATATTACGGCAGGCAGCGTCAATACCCTGGCATCGACAAGTTGGACCTTGCCGAGCGTCACAACTACTGTCGGCAACTGTCTTATCCTTTTATGTATCGGCCTGGACTATGACGGAAACTCCACGGCTGAGGTAGGCGATTGGACAAATACCGGGCTTACCTCGATAACAGAGCGGACTAACGAGACAGTTAATAGCGGCGCTGGCGGCGGGCTTGCCTTGGCGACCGCCAGTCGAGCGGCAACCGGGGATATTGGCACAACATCGGTTACTTCCGCTCATTCCACTACGGCAGCATTTATTACCATCGCTCTGGCTTCTCAGACGGTGTTTGGAGTTTCTCAAACGGAAACCTCTGTCGTGAATGATGTGCTTGGCGGCGGTGGTGGGGCTCCTATCGAGGCAGACAGAACCGAGACTGCGGCCACTAGCGAAACAACTGTCGGGGTAATCCCTACGACTGCCGCGCAGACTGAAACGGCGGTGACAACTGAAGAATACTTGCCATACAAGAAGGTCACGGTCGTCAGTGTTGTCAATCTTCCTTCCAAAGACAATAGTGATACCGAAAACACAGGAAGGTATGGAAGCACGATTATTACAGTGCCAGACGGCGCAGATTTCTGCATCCTGTTTCACGGCTCTCGCGAGGCAAACCCTCCTTCTACTCCTCCTTTTTTCGATGGTTTCCTTGGGAGCCCTCAAACAGGCCCCAACTTCTTCGCCCTTGGGGGGCAGACATTCGCTCTTGCCGCTAGAAGCCTGGAGCTTGATCCACTCGTCAACAATAATAGGTACATTTGGGATGTCGCCGGCTTCTCCTTAGCTGCACCTCCACTTGGAGAGCAGGTTTTTGAGTGGAGTTTTTATCCGATATCGAGTGTGCATTATTTTAGTTTCGTTTTTTATGCGAATGTTCATCAGACAAGTCCACTGGTATATCAACCCGCTAATGGGCTTTATTATCGGGATGGGTGTACCACTACAGGAGATCTTACCGACAGGAACCTGGTCATAGTAGATGAGGAAGGTGGTTTGGTTGTGGGAGCAGTTACCACAATGGCTGGAGCTACTCCCCCCACAATAGAGGTAAACGGGCAGACACTCAGGGTGCTTCAAGGAGGCACAGCCCTAAATGAAATTGCCATGATGGTCGGTGATTACGTATCTGATGCAGCCGACCGTTTCTATTTTGATGACCTAGTTTATGGTGGATACCTCGCTTTTGCTCTGCGAAGATCAGTTGGAGAAATGTACCGAGCAGCGCAGGCTGAATCAATCGGCAGCGTGTCTGACGCAAGTCTCGGCCAGGACCAAAACCAGTATGTGCATTCAGCAATAACAGAAACTCTTGCAGTAACTGAAGCTGGGAGTTCTAATAATGCTGAGAGTGTAGACCTGGCAGATACATCAATTATAAGCACAGTTCATGATGGAGAAGCTATTTCTTCTGGAGCTGAGCTAATTGAAACAGCCCAGATAACTGATGAAGAGGATAGCTTTGCCACAAACGAAGGATTTGATCGCGGAGTAGGTGAAGGAGCGGTATGTAGTGATACTATAGAATCAACTGTTACCATTGAAAGAGATGCTGCTGATTCTTTGCCAGTTCGTCAGATTAATGGGCCATATGTTGATATTCCGACCGAGATAATGTTCTCGGATAGTCGATCATATCAGATTCATGATTATGCTAATACAGCTAGTGGTGGTCGGGCAGTTACTATTCATGCGAATACTAATTTACTGATTTTTGCTTATCACACTCTTTTCTATAATCCTGCATGGATTCAGGAAGGAAATTACACACTGACTTTGGGTGGTGTACCATTCGTGCATCTTGCCAATACTAATGCTGCCGGATATAATGTGATGGTAGCATATTTCAAAAATCCGGAATCAGGGAATATTGCTTGGAATTTTCCTAATCCGAACTTTGGTGGAGTTGAAGAATACGCTGATATTATTAAAATTTGTCAGTTCACTAATGTTGATATTTCAGGAGATCCTTTTCGCAGTATCATATCTCCAGAAGGTGTAACTAATGCTTCTTCACTTACTCTTTCTGATATTTCATATAATGAAGGAGATATGATAGTTGGCATTGAATATGGTATGGGTGGTGGGGCATATGGTGAAGTTAGGTGCGATGTAGGTAGGCAGCCTAACTTGATTAGTGGTGGAGCATATAATAGTTCTTATGGATGGTCGATCAGAACAACAGTAGGTGCAGTTCCTTGGGGTGCAAGTAGCATTGTTGCTACTACTGCAGATGGAGCAACGCAGGATTATATTTATATGATGGCTCTAGTTCTTAAGGTAAAACTTGAGGGTTGGATTGCATCACCAGCAACGGCAGAAGCTGGATCACTCACTCCATCTGATACTCTAACTAGTACTAGCCTTCATGCTGAAGATGCGGATAGAACTGATTCTTTAGAAGTAACTGAGGCACATAATGGAATTTCTTCTATTACCGAAGAAGCAGATAGAACTGATAGTGCTGCAATTGCTGAAGCACAAGTTGGAACACAATCTTATGGAGGAACAGTTACAGATAGTTTAATAATTGCTACTGATCAAATAGCTAGTCGATATGTTTATGGTACAGGTTACGCATGGGCTATAATTAGGGCAACACAGAATAGTCATAAGACAGCTGATTCTTCAGTGATTGATACATTAATTCCCAGTGAAGAGCTTATTGCATGGCGAGGACTTTATGTCTCTCTGGCAGATACAGCAACCATTGAAGAGCTTGTTTCGGCTTATAATGCTGCCTCAGGAGTAATTGCTGAAAGCATGGAGATAGATGATGACTCGACTACAATAATGGTTAGTTGGGGCTTCACAGTTGAGACTTCATTTGCCACTGATGTGCCGACTAATACTGCCATCATGAACGCAGCAAGGATAGAGTTGTTTACTGTTCTTGATGGTTATTCAGCTATCAGAGTTGAATGTTATTTTCCTGAGATGACTGTCACTTATGGAGAAACTTCATATACAGCTACTCTGTTTGTTCCGGCAATAGAAGCACTTTTTAACAGTGAGACAATTATGGGAACATTGCAAGATAATGAGCTAGAGGCAATTTTCAGTCAGAATGAAATTACTGCTATTCATGATACACCTAAAATAGAAGCTCTAGCGGCTGGTGAAGTTGTTGCAACTCTCAGTCAATCTACATACATCGCAACAAAGGGAGAATAATATGGCAAATGAAAACGATATCAGGATGTATAGAGGTGATTCATATGACCTTACTTTTACTATTACTGATAGTGATACAGCTCTTCCTGTATCTCTTAATGGAGCAACATTGAAGATGACTGTTACGACGATTAAAGATCCACCAGATGCTACTACCAAATTGTTTGATATGACTGGTACTGTTGATGCAGATCCTACGACTGGGATAGTAGTCTTTAAACCGACTACAGTAAATACAGCAACAATTGGAAATTATTTTTATGACATTCAATTGACTAGTGGAACGGATGTAAGGACTGTTCAAAAGGCAAAATTTGATATAGTTCAGGATAATACGAAATGACTATAAAACTATTCTCTGGAACTACGGGTTGGAATAATATAGCTGATCCAACTAGACTCAAGATTGATTTTGAAACTGGCATCGTCGAATTGGCAGAGGCTCTTGATGTTGATATAGATGATAATGGTCGGATATCCAGAAGGTTAGGACAAGTCAGAATTGCAACAGGTAGTTATCATTCGCTGTTTTGTGATGGTGGAGATTGCTTCGTTATTCTTGAAACTGTAAATGATGCAGCAATTTATAAAGTTGGCACAAACAATGTTCTTGTTGGTGTCCGATCTGGGTTGACTAAGAATCTCAGGATGGGGTGGTGTCAGACAAGTCTTGGAACTTATTATAGTAACGGAGTAGAAAGTGGTCGCATTACGGCTGGGGTATCATATGCTTGGGCAGCACAAACTTATGTTGGTCCACCAACCACAAGGACATTTGGAACTCCTCCGCTTGGTACTCATCTTGCTTTGTTCTCTTCAAGTATGTGTGTAGTCAATGGAGCAATTGTTAATTATTCAGAACCATTAGGATATGGATTGTTTGATAATGCTAGATCAAGATTGAGATTTGGTAGTAATGTGAAAATGTTCAAGCCAGTTGATGGTGGAGTGTGGGCATCAGATAGTAAGCGAACTTACTTTCTTGAAGGCTCAAATGTTAGAGAACTCATCAGGCATCCACGTTTAGAATGTCCTGCTCATGAACATTCAGAAGCTATCGGTTATATAGATGGTGAGAAATTTGGGCTTTCACCAGATACAGGAGAATGTGCAGCCTGGTCGTGCAATGATGGATTGTGTATTGGCACACCACAGGGGCAGTTGATTGTAGTTACTAAGGACAAACTTAATTATCAGGCTGGAACTAGAGGTGCTACAGTTTTCAACGGAAGTACAGTTATCAATACGATTGATGATTCAGTTTGCATAAGAACTAATTTGCGCGGAGCAGCATCTAGTAAGTACCAGAATTATGGATTTAATTCAATGGTTAAGTTTAATGGTGGATTGTACGGGGCAAAGAGTGATGGACTGTTCCAGATTGCTAGTGGTAGCACTGATAATACTACTTTGATTTCTTCTACATTTACCTTACCAACTACTGATTTAGGATCACAAAATAACAAGCATCTTCGCTTCTGGTACATGGGAGTAAAAACTGATGGCAAGATACAACTTGATTTGACAGCAGAAGGTAAGACGACGAATACTAAATCATTTAGGATTTCACCTCCAAGGAATGTACACCAGGTTGTCAGAACACCAATAGGAAGAAATTTGTATGGAAGATATTGGACTCCTAAGATATCAAATGTTCTTGGGAGTGATTTCTCTATAGATACAAATGCAGTATTACCAATTATTAAATCAAGTGGAATTTCATAGGAGATAGTTATGGCAGATTTTGTATCATCCGCAGGAGTAGTTCTGCCTGTTGCAACAGTTACTCCAAACCTTGCTGATATTAATGTTCCTGATCCGCCTATCATCATTGGTGGTACGCGTACTTTAGTTGAAACAAAACTGACCTCGACCATGCAATTGGCCGATGACATGATGGTGAGATTGGTTGGACTTGATGGTGCGAGTGGATATCTTGGAACACTTAACTCATTGATTACTACTTATTCTGAACCAGTTCTTGATCCACTTTCAATTACTCTTTCTACAACTGCTGTAACTATTCCTGAACGTCCATTACCTACTGGGCTTGCCTCGTTAATTACTGATTTTGGTACGTTTTCTGAAGTAGCTCCGACAATGGCAGCAATGCCAACCATTGACACAACATTGTTGACTCCAGGTACTGCTCCAGTTGCCCCAGAGGCGAGTGTCACTTGGTCTGAGACTGCACTTGTTACTTCTGTTTATACACCATTGTTAGCGAAGATTCTTGCAACGATGGCAGATGATTCAACTGGGCTTGATTCGTTAGTAGAGCAAGCGATTTATGATCGCGCTATTGCAAGAAACTTGACTACTAATAGTAAGATGTATAATGAGGTCGAGTCTTATTTCTCGGTCCGTGGGTGGGATGAACCGCAAGGTGCTCTTGAAGGAAAACTTCTTGAGGCGTCAGCAGAAATTGCTAGAAACGAAACGGATGTTACTGAAAAGGTAATGATCGAGCGAGCCGACTTGGCTCAGAAAAATGCTCAGTTCATCATTCAGCAGGCAACAGAATTAGAAAAATTAATTCGTGCTACTAGAGACGGTGAATCACAGCGAGCACTTGATTATTCTAAGATTTCAGCAGAGATTGTTATTCAATTATATTCAGAAAGTGTCAAAGGTTATGTTGCTACTCTTGAAGCAAAGAAAGCATATATCCAAGCACAGGTTGAAGTTCTGCGCGGAGTCATAGAAAGTAACAAAGGCTTGCTTGATGTGTATAAGGCACAATCTGAAGTATTCAAGATTGGTGTTGAAGCCAAAGCTAGTATTAACGATGCAATTATTAAAGGCTTTGAAGCTGAGATAACTGGTTATGAAGCTGAAACTAAAGCACTGACTGCAAGTCAAATGGCTTTGGTTGAAGATAATAAGGCGAAGATTGAAAAAGCTGATCTTGAATTACGACTTATGATTGCTCAGATTGATGCTGCAATTCGTGCATATATAGGTGAGTCTTCTTTGAAGGAAAAAGTCAGTAATGACTTAGCTCAGATCGCTGCTCAATCAGTTGCTTCTGCTCTGAATGCAGTTAATGTTTCTGCATCAGTTGGGGCAACTGAAAATGAAAGCAGATCAGAAGATTATAACAAGAGTGAATCAATTAGTGAACAGCATAGTTTCCATTCCAGTATTTCTGAATCACACGATTATACACATGATCCGACAGCATGACAGTTCCTATTAAGATAACATATACTGGAGATATTTTTACTGGTAAGAATTTTGCCAAGCAAGCGAGAGTTCAAGTCGGTATGCTGAAAGACGATATGGCTCGACTTGGACTTAAACAAGGCAGGCGATTTGTACCTGTAGCTCCGGGTGTGACCATTGAGGCTCGATCTGTCTTTGGATTTGATGAAGCAAGGGTTCATGTCACACCTTTAGTTGAAAAGAAGTTTAGTAAACCAGTAACAATCAAAGAGCTTTATGAATGGTATTGGTATGCCATAGCAGTTTCTATAGATACTACAGAGACTCTTATATCAGGAGGTGGATTATCAGATATTGATGTTGATCCAATTGGTAACGTAATTGTAGTTGGTTATACTAGAACAAGAGATTTTACAGATGCTTCGTCAGAATTATCAAATGAAGCATACGTACAATATTATAATAATGATGGATTGTTTCAACGCCGTCGAGTATTGGAAGGTGGATTGTTAAGTGGAGTGAATCGTAATGAGTCAGGAACTGGAGTTGCAATTGACCCGACTGTTCCGACTGAACTTGATACTGATTATGGTGGTGTTTATGTCACAGCAGATATTTATAAGTTGCGAGATGATAATTGCTACGATATGAGTCTGATTAAATATGCTTCAGACGGTGTAACAATTAAGTGGAAGAAACGATTTTCTCTTGGCACTACTGGAATTGATGATTTGTTCAGTTGGGGCGTTGATGCTGATGCTGCTGGTAATGCAGTAGTAATTGGCAGGCATGATGCCTATGATGAAAGTTATACTTTAATTTATAATGCTGCTTATGTTGCTTCTTTGCAATACGATGGTACACTAGGATGGACTCTACAACTTGGTGATTGTTTGCTTGATGAGTTTGGTGATCCGACTGTACAGAATATGGTTAATCCATATGATGTTGCTGTTAAGTCTACAGGAGACATTGTTATAGGTGGAAGTATTCAAGAGTCTACGACTAGCTCGATTCATCCGATGGGACTATTAACTAAACTTAATAGTAGTGGAGTTGTTCAGTGGCATCGAGTTCTTGAAGGAAGGTTCTTGCAAGCGAATGGACTTTACGGTTGGTATGGTGTTGGCACCAGCATGAGCGGACTGAGCATCAGAGGATGTGCTATTGACAGCAATGGAGATATTTACTGTGTTTCAATGGCAAAGATTGAAATTGCTACTGATAGTGGTTGGTGGCATTTTCATTTTTCTAAAGTATCTTCTGCTGGAGCATTGCAATGGCAAAGATTTGCAGAAGTGCAATACTATGATGATGCTGATGCGCTTCTTTGTGTTACTCAGTTAGATGTTGCTTTCGATGGAGTGTATATTATTTTCCCTAGTTTTCCCAATGGAACTGATGGATGGGGTGCATATATAATTAAGTTCCAAAAGTCTGATTCTGTTAATCCATTAGCACCACAAGCAGGAGATGTTCTTTGGAAAAAACACATGGCCCTTGAACTTACTCAATCACAAGTTGCTGGAAATACAGGAGTCATTCCTAGAGCAATTAGAACTGTAGGTGCCGATATTTATTTTGCTGGATCAATAATTGCTGATAAGTCTCCACTTACAGCTAAGCTTCCTGGTAGTGGTGGCTTTATTGGTAATCAAATGGGGTTGGTATTTACTAATCCGACTTTGTCAATTTATGATGATCAAGCAAATATTCCTGTACATCAAGATCCTGGAGAAGGTGAAGGAACACCAGGATATGAGTTTACTTGGCACGATGATGTTACTGTTAATACGACTACCGTGACAGCAACTATCTCAACACCAAGTGAAGGAGATTACGATTCACCACTCTGGACGCAAACAAATAAAATTATTAAGAAAACAATTTATACTCAAGGAGAATGATTATGCTTAATGATTTTCAAACAGCAGCTGAAGAAGAGAAGAAAAAAAGAAAGTTGGCTCTTCTTCCTACTACGGATGAAGCATTTACAGGTGAAGCTTATAATGTTCCTGCACATATAAAAAAGCAAGCACCAATGACTCCTGGTGATCCAATGAATGAATCATTCTATGGTGGAAGTAATCCGTTAAAAAATATTAACTCTCGTCCTGATAGAATTGGGCAAGGAACTAGAATAGTTGAAAGAAATATGTTACCTTCAGTAAGTATTGAAGGTCCTAAGATTAATGAAACTTCTAATGCACAAAGAGATGCAGAGTTAGGAGCAATGACTGTAGCAAAAAATGGAAATACAACCACTTATGATATTGGTGGAAATACTCTTTCATTTGAAGGAGAAAAACCTACTAGAGCATTAAGCAGGCTGGCTGGAACAAATCAAGGACAAATGTCAAACATGGATGTGTCATTTGATTCTAGTGTATCTCCTGAAGCAAGGAAAAGATTCTTAAAAAATCCTGTTGCTCCGACTGGACAGATGGCACAATATGAAAAGTATATGAACACTCCGCGAGGGCAGAATTTTGGTGTTACTAAGATTGATAATACTCCTGCACCTCCTATGGGATGGAGAACACGTAAGGATCTTATGATACAAGATTTATCTAATCAGCAATCAAGAGAAAATAATTTAGCTAATCTTGAAGAACAAAGACAGCGATTTATTATAGATAAAGATAAAAATCGTATTGATGAGCAAGGAGTTATTGCAGAAAATAAGTTACGTGTTATTCAAGGAGAGGTATTGCAGAATCCTCCGATTAAAGAAGCTAGATTAAAGCCTATGATAATTGAGGAATCTGATCCTATTGATCCTACTGGAAATACTAAAAGACAAAGACTTCTAATGCCAAATGCTGACGAGACTGGATATGTTGATGGATCACCAGAGCAACTTGAGCAACCAAGGGAACTTCCAGAAAATCATCCTGCACTTGCTTACTTACGAAATAATCCTCAAACAGCCGCTAAGTTTAAAGCAAGATATAAGTATTTACCATCTTGGGCAGAAGGTAAATAATTTATATTATTAATATAGTTATAAGGAATATTAAATATGGATATAAATCCTTACGATCAGTTTGATGATGCAGAAGAAGATCCTTATGCTCAGTTTGATTCTTTCGATAATCCTGTGCCTGAACGTACTTTAGGTTCTACATTAAAAGACACTGGTATATCTCTTGCTAAAGGTGTTATTGGGGCAGGCCAAGGAATTGTAGGCCTTGCTGATATTCCAACTGGTGGTAGAGTTGGTCGTGGACTTGAATCCATTGGGATAAAACCAGAAGAATGGCAGAAAGATCTTTCTGAAGAATATTCTCCAGCACAACAAGAGGCAAATAAAAAGGTTGATGCGGCAAAAGGCTTTGCTGATACAGCACAAGCAATGTTGGAAAATCCAAGTACTATTGCTCATGGTATTGTTGAGACATTGCCATCTGTTGCTGCTGGTGGTGTGTTGGGGCGTGGTGCTCTTGCGCTTAGTAGCAAAATATTACCAAAGGCTGTAACTGCATTAGGCAAAACAGGATCGACTATTGCTGCTGGATCAGTTGGTGAGGGTGCAATATCTGCTGGACAAACTGCAGAGCAAATAAGAAATGCTACGCCTAATGATCTTTTGACTGCTGAACAATCTGCACTTGCAGCAGCATCAGGATTAGGAACAGCAGCTTTTGGTCTAGTCGGTGGATCGTTAGCTAAGAAACTTGGTTTTGCTGATATTGATACAATGATAGTTTCTGGATTAAATCCTGCTAAGAAGGAAGGATTTAAAGGTGTTGTGAAATCTATTATTGGTGGTGGTATAACTGAGGGTGTATTTGAGGAATTACCACAAACTGTTCAGGAGACAATATTTACTAATGCAGCTCTTGATAAGCCTTTGCTGGATGGAGTTCCTGAAGGAGCTGCACAAGCTATTATTCTTGGCGGAGTAATGGGAGCTGGGGCAAATTTACTTCCAGGAGTAAATAAGACAGCTGAAAAGACTGAGCAAGAATTAGAACTTGACAGAAGAGCAGCAAATATTCTCAATTTGAAAGAGGATGAACTTGGTAAGAGTGTTCAAACTTTAAATGAAAATATTAAGTCGAATCAAGAACTCATTAATGATCTTGATAAACTTGAAACAAAAGCAAGAGAAGAAAATGTTGATCCGGCTGAATTAATCAGAAAGACTCTTGAGGAAAATAAAAATAATCAAAGCCTCCTGGATCGGATTAATTCTGGAATTCAGAAGAAAGAAGAACTTGCTAAGAAAGAGTATGAAGCACTTTCTCCTGAAGAGAAGGAAGTAAAAGAAATTGAAGATAAGTTAGCTACTCACAGGTATGAATCTGCAAGCCAACTTAATGAAAGGATTACAAATATTGATAATGAGATTACAACTCTCTCTGATCAATATAATAAAAAGTTTGATCCGTATTCATTAGATGCTAAAACTTCACCAAGTGCAGAAGAAAGAAAAGTAATTGAAGATAAACTTATTCAATTAAACAAACGGCGTAATGAGTTACTTGATAAAGAACTGCCTGAAGTTAAGAAGGCTTTTGCTCCATACACTACTAGAGAAGATAGGCAGAAGTATCTTGAAGAACTTTTCGGAACAGTAAATGTAGGAGAGAAGGTTGGGCTTGAAAAAGATGCTGCTGAATCTGCACAAATTATAGCAAGTGAAATAGTTCCAAAATCTATAGCTGATTATGCAAATCAAATAATTGCAAATAAGTCTCAAGAGCAATCAGCTTTAAATGATCAGGTATCTTCAAGAACTCCTGAAGAAGAACATAATCTAAGACAGATTGAAGATTATGTAAATTATGTAAAGGCCTATATAAACAACAGTTTTACTCCTGAAGAAAGAAAGGTTATTGAAAATTATTGGCAGGGCGTTAAAAAGGAATTGAATCTTCGCCAGGAAGAAATGACTCCTGGGACAGAAGCATTTATGAGGAAGAAATTCTTTGAGACACAACTTGCTAATATTGAAGGTAATGTCAAAAGTGATACAGCAGCTCAAAGTGAAGCAAAACAAAATGTTGTTCCGTCTTTAACTGAACAAAATAAACGACAAGTATGGTTTCAACAAATTGCTAAAGATCTCGGAGATGTTCAGATAGCAAATAGACAGGCAGTTGAACCTGAGATTCCTAGAAACTTGCCAGGAGGTTTGCCGAGTGGGTTCACTAATGAACGGCAAGTAGGTAGTGTTACACAGTTTCAAGCAACTGAAAATCAAGATGCCTTAACCAAAGTAAATCTTGAAGATATTAAGAAAGCTTTTCCAAATCAAACAATCACTCAGCATGAAAATGGTTCAGTATTTGTTCAGTTCAAAAATGGTCAAGGCTTAACAATCAATAGCATTCAGGCTGCTGGACAAGACCTCATTAAGTTAGCAATTGAAACTGGCCAGATGTCAAAGGATGGAAAGATCCTTGGAATTACAATAGGGAATGAAATTCTTCTAGACCAGAACTTTGCAGACAATAAGACTCTTTGGCATGAGAACAAGCATGTCCTTGACAACTTAGGATTGGTTACAGAAGCAGATAATAGTGCTTTGAATAAGGAGTTTAATAAACTTCGTAAAGCAGGTAAGCTTGATTTTGCCCTGAGTACTCACAAAGACCCGAAGCAAAGGATGGTTGAAAATCGTGCGAACATGTTTGCTCAGATTATGGTCAACAGAGCTGAATACAGAAACACTGCTTTCGGTAAAGTGATTCAACGAGTAATGGACTTTTTTCAGCAATTGCTAAGTTTTGGCAAGCAGACTGTTTCTGGCCTGGCTCGTGAAGTAGAAAGTGGGAAGATTTATGAGCGTCAAGTTAATGGACAAACTGTTCAAGTTACTGTTCCTCAGGCTGAAGAAGTAGCAAACAAATGGTACTCAGCACTTGAGAATGCAGTTGCTGGATTTAACCAGAAGCAAGCAACACCTGATCAATGGAAAGGAATGATTAAGAACTTTCCAGGAATTAAGCAGGATGAACTTGATTGGGTTGGTTTATATGATTGGCTTGATAAACAGGAAGGAAAAGTTAGCCAGGCAGAATTGTTGAAGTTTGTTCAGGAGAATAATATTCAGCTTGAAGAAGTTGTTAAAGGTTGGACTGTAGATAAAGAACGAAGATTAGATGAGCTTGATAATAAGTTACGAGAAACTGGTAATTTATCTGTTGATGAACAAGATGAATATAATAGTTTAATTAATGAAGAATCTTTACCAAAAACATCAGGAGTTGCCACAGAACATGAAAATTATCAACTTCCTGGAGGAAAGAATTATAAAGAATTAATATTAACTTTACCAGCAAGGCAAGATAAAAGTACTTATACTCATGAAGTTCATTGGCCTGGTGTTGTAAATCCTTTAGTTCATATCAGGTTCAATGAACGAGAAGTTATTAAAACTCTTAATGATTTACGTGAAGAAGATCGTAGAGCTGTTGCAGCTGGTGAAAAATCTGCTTCTTCGTTTGGGGTAGGAGAATTACAAAAGGTTTTGTTTATTGAAGAGATTCAAAGTGATTGGCATCAGGCAGGAAGAGAAATAGGTTATAAAGAACTGTTAGATAAACGATTTAAAGAGCTAGATGCAAAAATATTATCCGGAGAAAAACTTACTGAAGAAGAAAAGAAATGGTATCAAGATAATGAAATGCTAATGGGTGTTCCCAATGCGCCATTCAAGAACTCCACTCAATGGTCACTACTTGCCATGAAGCGAATGGTCAGGTATGCTGCTGAGAATGGTTTTGATAAGATTGCATGGACTACTGGGCAGCAACAGTTTGATCGTTACGCTCAAGGCACTGAAGAAGAAAAGGCTAAAAGACTTCATGGGATGCAAGAATTTTATGATAAAATACTCCCGAATACTTTTAATGCAGAGTTCAATAAGAACAAGTGGGGTAATGCAAGAGTTGAAACTACATCAATCGAAGTAGATACAAGTGCTTATCATGCAGGAGATAATATATTTTTTGATGCATTATCTATTCCAATCACGAACCGCATGAAATCTAAGGCACTCCGTGAAGGTATGCCTATGTTCGAGGTTCGTGAAACCCCAGTGCAGAAGATTAGCGATGAGGAATATCAACAACGATATAAAGATAAGAATAATATAGTTCGTAGAATCGGAAAGACTCTTCACATGAGGGCTAGTGAAGTTAAGCAGTTTATAGATAAATTTGGAGGATCATCCTATACAAGATTGTTAAATGTAGATAAGCAACTTGCAATGGAGTATAGAAACATAGACATTAAAACAGCCAGAGAAATTACTCATGCCCTTAAAGCAGCACATCCATTGCTAGAAAAAATTAAGTTAATGAGTAAAGAAGATCAATTTATTTGGAATGAAGCTACGCAATCAGCAGATAAAATTAAGATTGAAAAGCTAGCCACTAAATATAATATGATTAATGAATGGCAAGAAGTTAGAAAAGTTTTAGATCAAATACATAAAAATGCTGAAGATGTAGGTTATAAAGTTGGCTATATAGAAGAATATTGGCCACGAATAAT